ACAACATTCAGACCGCCATCGCGCCAAAACAAATAACCGACACCTGCCAACACCAACAGCATGACCGCCAAAAGCCGTTTCAGCTTGGGCGGAAAATGCCTCTTGTGTGTGTGTTGCTCGGCGCTTTGGTAATAGCCGTAATACCGCTTTGGGAATTTGAAAATAGACTGCACCGCGCGCAATTGCTCTACACGGCTGTTCGGATTCTCGACCTGATGCTGCCACTCATAGACCGTCGCGCCCTCCATGCCAAACGCCCGGTAAAGGTGGATATGCTTACCGCATAGGCTCTTGACAGTAGCATTTAACAACCGCGGCGCCTGGGTAATCACCACGATGTCATAGCCCTGGTGGCGGTGGGTACTCATCGCCTCAATGATTTCCTGTGTGCGCTTGCTATCTACTTTCGTTTGGAAAAAAAACTGCGCCTCGTCGTAAATAATCAGCGATCCGGACGGCGTGTCGCGCCAATCGAACACCTCGATTTTGCTACCCGGCTCCGGCGTTTCAAACAACGTAATATTGCCCGGCTCCGGGAAACACTCCACATCCAAAGGGATATTCGTAAACACCAGCCTTGCCGGTCGTGGTTCCAAAGGTGTTTCCGGGTCGACCTCTCGCTGCATCAGATACTCGTCAATCCGTTGCACGGTGTATAGCGTCTTGCCAGACCCCGGCACGGCGGTAATCAGCGTCAGCATGATGCCCCCCCCCTTACTTCGCCTTGCCGATAAAGACTTTCGCCGCCTGCAAAGCCGCTGCGGTCAACATGGCGCTGCAAATGATGGTCAACGCCTCCGGAAAACCAGAAAGCGCCATTAAATCCAGAATCCGCGCCGGAAGCCCGCTCATCGTCGGCGCAATCAGGTCAAAGCCTTTATTAAGCAAAAACTCCAGCCCCTTATAAGTGACAAACGCGATACCGAGCGCCGCCAACAATTTCGTGACGAATTTGCTCAACACATAGCCACCGACGGCAATCAATAACTTGCCCATGCTCAACTCCTCGCCGAACCAATCAAAATGCGCGCCGCAAAAATATAAGCCGCCGCCAACACGAAAAGACGCAAATTGCGCGCGAATTCGCAATACTGGTCAAACTCAAACTGATAACTGCGATACGCCAAATCCAGCGCGTACGGCGCCGGGCATCGCTTCGCCCCGAAAGAAATCGTCTTATGCTGCTCAATATCGGTCACGTCAATTTCGCGCTTGTGTGCCTCCAAATCCGGTTCATCCGGCACATCCTCCTGCGTCCACTTCATCCATTTGCACAATGTCGGCATCAAGGCGCAATCCTTCAACTGCGGTTTCTCCTTCTGATCCGGTTTGGCATCAGGGTCAGGATTGGGCAATGTGCCGCCGGGATTAGGTTTCTCGCCGGGATTAGGCTTATTCTTTCCATCTTCACCGGGCTTTTGCTTACCATCCTCGCCCGGTTTGTCCTTTCCATCTTCACCGGGTTTTTCTTTATCACCGCCATCCGGTTTCTTTTCTACGTCCTTAGTCTTTTCATCCTCTTTTTTGCCGTCACGGTAACGGCGTTCGGTAGTGCGTTCTCGGACAGTCACCGACGGATTGGGCGTATAACTGCCATCCTGCGGATTGATTTGTGGCTGATATTGAGTTTGTGTCTCCGTAGTCGATCCGTCAGGGTTAACCGTCGTTTGCGGTTGCCCCTGTACAGACGGAATCGAATCATAATGTTGCGTTTGCGGCTGCCCCAAATGCTCCTTGAACCACTCCACATCACGATCAGACGGTCGATAATCTGATAAATCCAAATCATCCAGCATTTGAGGTGTAACCGGAACTGGCTTACTTTTCGATTTGTCTGCGCAGCCAAAATTTGTCTGTACCAAATTCGCCGGACATTGTTTGATCTGAATCCAGCCACCATAACCCTGCGAACTATTCGGCCCTTTGGTGCAATTGCCATAGGGCAATTTGGTCGTCGGACTTATGCCTTTATAACTCGGCGTACAGGCAGCAATATCTGCCCTCGCACAGCCTGCCGTATGCCCACAAGCCTCCTCAGGTGAACCGAAAACACCCTGTTGTCCAGCAGCATCGCCAGAATCACGAAAACCGCCCGGAACAGGGACAATATCGGGATCGGGGTCATAAACCAATTGCCCATCCTCATCAACCCACCAACCTGAACGACTTAATAATTCTTCGATGACAAGACCGGCAATAATACCCCACCCGGTACGTTTGATTCCTTTCAGACCAACACGCACCGCCTTTTGCACCCCTGAACGTGTCCAGCCAAAGCGCCCATACCACGGCGCTTTAACCTTGCCTGCATTCATGGTAATACCACCGCCAACACGCTGCTCAACCGCGCCATTAGGCAAGGCACGATAGCGCGAGGTTTCTACTGTCGCGCTACTACCACGCGGCATATCAAAACAGGGGCCATCGTAATAACTGGCCTCCATTACCGTTGTGGAAACACATTTACCCGCCGCCCATGAAATATTCATCGCGGAAATAAAAAAAACGGCAGCACAAAGCCTAAAAAAATTAACCATAACCAACCCATCATTTTTTGATCTCCAATATGCCGTCCGCAAGGCGGCGCTCGTCCCTCGCTGCCGCCTTGCTGCGGACGGCATTGAAAAAAAGAGGGGCAAAAGCCCCCCGTTTAGTTTTGTGACGGCTTTATGACGCCGCGCGTTTCAGGTAACGCCAACCAACGATTGCCAGTACCAGAACGAACAACAGACCGAAAATCTTGACCATGTCGGCCTTGACGTCGGTAAACTGCTGGTCAATGTTGGCAGGCAACAGACTATCTGCATGCACATAAAGCGATGCAAAAAGCAGCGTGGAGGCAGCACCCAAGCGTTGTAAATAACGCATAAATAACTCCTTAAAGTTTTGCTGATTGAATAACCATCCGCCCTAACCAGGCGAACAAACACAGCCCGAAAAACATCGAGCCAATCCTTACGCCGTCAGCCGTAGACAAGCCGAAAGCCTCGGATACATTGACCCATTGCTGACAAACATTGTCGGCAACATTTACGCAAACGTACATCAAAACATCCTCTTACGCGCTTTTTTGCGTCCGCTATGACGCGCAACGGTGGAAATCTCAGTAGTGCGCTTAACGCGGTCGTAATACTTTTTCTCCGCATCGCTAAGGGATTTATAAAATTTCTTTTCTAAACGGTTATCAGCCGCTTTTTTCAAGAAATCAAAAAAAGTCAGCGTCAACTCAAAAAGAATCAGAATGCCGATAAATTTGTATAAATCGCCCTTAATTGAATCAAGAAAGGAAAAATCAATCACATGAAGCCCATTTGAAAAAGACCGTTAGCCGATAACGGCGAGTAACAGAACAAATCATGAAACATCTGCGAAAGTGTCATTTCGAGAAGTCCAGATTGTGAAAACCACGCGGCACAATAATCGGTCATGATGCCTTCTCCTGAGCCTGAGGACGGTCTGTCAACATAGGCAAATCCACCCCTGAATAATGCCAGGACAAGTAATTGTTTTTAGAGTTGACATACGCCGGAATCAAGGCAACACGACCAACCAAACCTTGCAATTTACCATACAATCCGGCATTCACGGCGTCGCGGGAAAGCTGAATATCTTTCTTGTCGCGCACCGGATCATCTTCGACGACCACATAATAAAATTGAAAATGTTCGCCCGTATCACGTTTTACCACCTCGCGCGTTTTGACACCACGGATTTCACCTTTAATGTAGGTTCCATTTTGCAAATTCATAAACACCTCTTACTGTTTGTTACTGAAAAAAAACATAAAACTAATCTTCTTCGCTTTCGTTTTGAATTATATCTTCAAGTTTGCTTTTGTAATCTGCCAAAGATTTAATAGCATCATCACGCTGGTTTTCCAATGATTGAACTTCCGCCCTCGCGTCTCGCAATTCTTCCTCAAGCTCAATAACCCAACCTTCAAGCGCGTAAATCTCCTCTTCCAAAAATATTTTCTCAATCATATTTACACCCATATTTACACCACCAAATCATCCGATGAAACAACGGGAGAATCGTAAAGCCCGGCATTATTATCAGCAATCAACTGTTCAACAATCATAACGCTCAAAACTCGCAATTTTGTCTGCATGGAGGTAATCTCATTAAGATTATCTGGGGAAAACGGTTCTTCAGCCAACATCCGCCATTCCATATCCAAAGCCTCATACTCTTCAAGCATCTTGTCGAGTTCTATGCTTAAAAAATTCATCACGCCACCTTCAACAAATACGGTTGCAAATTCTGCGGAATCTCTACTACTTCCATCGGTGCCAATACTTTTATCGGCTGCACTATCGCCGTGCGGTCTTCCGCCATGATTGGCGGCTTTGAAATATCAATGCCACGTTTCAAAAGTTCAGCGCGATGGCGGTAATAAGATGTTTTAGACATGAGCATCTTCAAATCACGACCTGCGCGCCATTTCTCAACAGTCCCTTGAAGGGAAGAAGGCAATTTAATGTAATCATGTTCGGCAATTTCTTGGTTACGCATGGTGATTCTCCCGGTAAATTCGTTAAATACTTCATTGAGTTTAGTTTGCAGTAAAACGGGATTGGTTAATTGAAGACGATCTAAAATCTGTTTTTGTAGGACAAGCTCAACGCGAAGCTGTCCTGCGGTGAATTGTTCGAACGCATCGCGCGGCAAAAAATCCGGCAGGCGGTGCGACTTGGAACGGCTGGTAATTTCGAGAAACTTGTTATAAATCTTGAGCGACCACAGGCCAGAATGTTTACCAACGTAAAAGGTGTTTTTGCAAAACTCGCACCTGTCGCCTCTCGCGCTGACGGTGAAAGGCATCATGCGCAGGTAATCGCGCACGTCCTGGTCGGTACCGAGGCGGAACATTTTGGTCAGGTCAATCTTGGTAACGCGGTACTCGCCTGCATCGATTTTCTTGACGGCGCGCGCGGTATCGGTGGCGGAGAAACCCAGCTTGGGGAGGACGTCGGCAACCACGGAACGCGCCAGCGTGCGGATGCAGGAAATGCCGAAAATGTTATGACCTTGCAAGTACTTCGTCGGGTTGCCCTTGACAGAGATGCCGGAAACCATGCCAGACGGCAACCGTCCCACCTGCGCGGCGGTGTAATCACTATCAATGCTGGACACGGCAACGCGGCTGGAGTAGCTGCCCTCGGAAAACTCGCGCTCGACGCCGCGAAACATGACGAACTCGGACGTAATTGCCCCATCGTGGTCAATGACCATGCGCCGCCCCTGTTTGATGGGGATGTGCGCTATAGGAACCTCGATGTTCAGCCAGTCAATCATGAAAAAAGCCGTTTGTCCATTTACAATGTACGTACATTCTAAATGGACGGCTCGCGATGTCAATAGCAAATGTACAATTTTTGCGCCGAAAAAAGAGAGCGCAAAACATGAACGAACTCACAGAAATAATCTTGAAAGAAAAGCAAGAAGGCGAAAGCACACGCAGCTTCCTTGAGCGGTTCGGTGTAACCTCGCAAAAGTTCTACAACTGGAAAAAAGGCGCCACGCCAGAAGACAAAATATTGATGAAAATCAGCGAAGTGTTAAATCTTGACTTTCTCATGTTGGCATCGCTAGCGCGCTCAATGGACAACGACAGCGATGCGGCGACAAGAAGCGAATGGCGAAAAATTTACAACCACAGAAAAGAAGAACTGTCAAGAAAAAAGACGGAAAAAAGGATAAAACTATCCGCAAACATTACAGCGAGTTTAGAATAGTCCCATTTTTGGGACTAAGTCGGGTACTACTACACCCGACTCGCCCCCGTTTACCCCGAAAGATTAACGCTCCGTAATCACGTCCGGGAAGCATCCGCAAGCGACGATTGGCTAAACAACGCGCCCCAACCGCTACGCGGACGCTTCGCTTTGGGACGCCTACGGCCTACGCGCCACAACCGCATCCAATCAACCGAAACGAAAAAGGACTACCCTTGTCTGGCCAACCGCTTACGCGGACGCTTCGCTTTGTCCAGACGACGGCTTCAGAACGCGACGGATTGAAAACGAACGCCCCGTGCGTGACGAACTACCGCTTTGGCCAACAAGGGCGAGCGACCCCGGCGCTACGCAAGGCATCTGTTGCGCTGCGCCCTTCATTCCCGCAAAGCGACCGGCTGGGGGGGGCCGTGACCGCGCACAACATCGGTAGTCCCGGCGGAATACTGCCCGCATCCCGTAGCACCACCGAGCGCCGCCTACCGCGCAGCCCTGCCCGTGAGGCGCCACGGCAGGAGCACGCGAAAAAAAACCGCGAGGCACAAACCCCGCGGCATCTACTCGGAAAAGGTCAATTAAACAACTTCATGGCGGCAACCATCACACCAATCACCGCCGCTAAAGCGGTTGCGGTTGTCATTTTTTGCTCCTTTTTTCCTTGAGAATATCCAGCTGCGCATTGTTGTCAATGTATTTTTTGACAAACTCGCGAATGACCAAGCTGGATGAATAACCGTTATCGGCGCAAACACGGTTAAAAACATCGCGCATATCTTTGGGCAGCCGAACAGTAATGGTTGCATCAGACAT